ATAATGCTGTTTTTTAGTTCCAATATCTAAAAGAGCATCATTAATAAGTTGCATAACATATTTATGAGGTTGCCTTCCATATAACATTTCTACTTGGTCTATTACATATTGTACTGTCATAATTATCTCCCTCTTTTCTGTTGCGGTTGTGCTTGTGGCAATCCACCAGACTTTAACATTGAGATACCCTGTATATAATCACTTTTTACAGATTGCAATATAGTTGAATATCTTTGAAAGTCTGCAAGATTACCTTGCAACTGTATATTCCATGTATTAACATAGGAATTAATCTTTTCTATTTGTGCACTTGCAAGCTCTATATCTTCATCATCTTCTATCATCTCCCCAAGTGCTGTGAACCACATATCAAATTCTAAGAACTCTGCATCAGTGCCAGTTTGTCCACTTGTAATTGCCTGAGCATCAGATGTTAAAGTAGAAGCATCTCCACTAACTCCTGGAGGTATTGTAAGTGCTCCTATATGGGCAACTAAAGTCTTCATAGCACCATATAAAACAACAAGATATTCTGCTTCATCTGGAAAAGAAGCAATAGCATCATCATCAAAAGCAACAGCTGGATATGTAATCTCATTATATTTACATGCAATACTTGCAGGCAACACATTTATTTTATTATTTTGTATATAAAAAACAGGGTCAGTAGCAGTAGCATTATGAATACTTGTGCTTAGATTTGCCTTATGTTTCTTCTTAGGACTAATCTGTCTTGCTTCATAATTGCCAGCAAATACATCAAGAATTTTACCACTACCAAGTGTCTCTGCCTCAGAACCGATTGCTGTTGAAGTAAAAGTGTCTTCATTAGAACAAAGCATTAAAAGATGTGGTGGAAGTATATTTATAACCTCCTTTGCTCCATCAGTTAAATATTGTGTAAGCTCACCAGTTGTTGGAGTTGTGCCAACGGACAACTGCGTAATACCTTCTACCTGTACTTGAAATGTTGCCATTATCTATTATTCCTTTGTGCTATATCTTCTTCCATAGTAGTATTACTAAATTCTATCTTAGTTGTTCCCGACCATGTAGTTCTCATATTAACATGGTCTTTTGTATTATTATGCTTTTTAACATAATGTCCACAATCACATACCATCTGCGACTTTGTTTCACATTCTACTTTATTATTACATTTGTGACAAAAAAATATTATAGCCATTTATATTCCTATTTTAAAAGTTTGCTCCAATATTATGGTGTTGTTTGATGTGCCCATATTGACATTGTTAGTGTTACATCATCATTGCCAGCTGACTGTGGATTCAAGTATCCCATAAATATTCCATCTCCAGCAGTTAGCTCAACATCTGCTGATGTATCATAAAATGACATTACTTTTCCCGATGCAAAGGCTGTAGAAGAACCAAAAGCATCTGTAATATACGCTAAAGTTAAAGTATCAGGATTAGTATCCCCTGGGTCAGCACCAGATACTGAAAGAGATGGCAATCTCCATAGTCCTATTCTCTTGTCTGTAACCTCATCCATATCATCATCCATAACACTCCCCGATATAGCATGAATTGTCATATTATATGGCACAATAAACATTAAACATCTCATGTCAGTATTTGATAATACTCCTAAGTCTTGTGTATCTCCAACAGTTGTATCTGTACCAGTTAAGTTCGTAGCTGTATCATTATTCATTAAATACCATGATGTAGCATCAACCCTATTATTATAAGCATTGGCAGTTATTACGGTCTGAGTATCTACATAAGTTTTTGTGGTGGCATCAGAACTCGCAGAAGGAGTATATACACTAGCATCATTTTCCTGCAATGTAATAGCTCCACCTGGGGTACATCCTAACACAATATTCCCATCAGTAGCCACAGTTAAATGAGCAGCAGCAGCATTATCATCTTCGGTTGCTATTGTGGTAGCCCCATGGGTTGTTGTACTTATAGAACAATAATCACCTGTATCGGCAGAACTTTTCATTATAATGTCTGTGCCACCATCCATTACCGCCATATCAATACCATAAGTATTGCTAGCATCACCTACATCATCAATAGCTACATTGATATCTAAACCAGTTTGAGAAATACCTCCCTGTGCATCGGCTGAATCTACATTTATAAGAGCCCCTGTCATCATAACATTACCATTAACATCATTTGTGGCAGCATCTGCTAAGAAGACGGCTAGACCAGTTGTTTGACTGGTCTGACTATGAGCGGTAACTCCAGATTTCGCATAATTTATAACTGATAAATAATGGTTGAACTTATTGGTAGTAAGGCTATCATTTATATCTAGGTAAAGAGCTTGACCACTTGTTAGAGCAGTAGCCTCAACCTTTAGAGCACTAGTTGAAGTGCCAGTATGTGTTACCTTAGTATTCCCATTGACTTCTAGTGTAGTATCAGGGTCAGCTACACCAATTCCTACATTACCAGCTGCTAAAATAGTCATTTGCTGTGTTTGAGAAGCATTACCATCAGTTGTATAGAAATTTAAATTTGCCCCATTTTCACTTGCTGACCAAGTAGCATCTGTAACTGCTTCAATTCTAGCTCCTACAGTCATAGTTGATGAAGTATCTTCAGCTCCTGCAAATTCTAAAACTCCCAGTCTGTGACCACTTGCCATTACTGCACCATCGTTAGAGCCAAGCCTTAAATTTCCACCTTGAGATGCACTGCTTGTTGTAATATCCTCTATGTCTAAATTAACAGCTGGTGAGGCAGTTCCAATTCCTATATTACCATCAGTATGTATTCTCATTCTTTCAGCAACAGCATCAGTTCCACTTACTTTAGTTTGGAATTGTATAGAAGATGTTCCTGTACCATCTCCACCACCAGATGCAAGTACTAAGTCTCCACCATTTATATTATTAGCACCAGTCGTAGTTGAACCAGCAGACACAGTAAGATTTTTACCAGCATATGTGCCAGTATTTGTAATAGCACTAAAAGTTGTTGCAGTAGTATTGCCTGCTGTGCCCATTTCAACTCCACCACGTTGACGTAAAGTGCCAGCAATATCGAGGTGACCACCAGCTTCAAAGAACCCAAGAGTTGTTCCATTATATTTAAAAGTTATATCTCCATCAACTGAATCTATAACTACCTCTCCCTCTGAATCTAAAGTAATATCTCCTTCTATATCTAAAGTTAAATGACCACCATCATGTCCTCCAGTAGCATCTACTGTAGCTATTGTTGTAACACCATTGGCTATAGTTTTAAAATAACTATAATCCAATGTATTAGCTGAACTTACGCATGCAAAATCGTATAAACCACTTGTATTATGATTATTTATTGTAAGTCCAATGCTTTCAGTAGTAGCTAATCCACATTCGATGTGGAGACCATAATGATAATTTCCACCAGACACACTTAACAAATGTCCCCATAGCGCACCTTTACCATCAGTAGTCCCAACAACATCACTATCTATTCCTATGACCTGAGAAGTCGACCCAAGACTTGCAGCAGTAATATCCAAATCTATCCCAATATCGATATGGTTATCAGTACCTGAGCCTGCAATTTCTCTCTCATAATCAATATGAAGACCTGTTGAGGCTTCATCATCAAGAGTTGCTGGTTGAGTAGCCAATATCTTTAAAGCAGCATTTTCTCCAAAGTCTGATACTTCCATTACATCAGCAGAGTTATTTGATAAAAGGTAAGTAATTGGAAATATAGGAGTACCATTAAGTGCAAGCTGTTTCCCTAAAGCTAAGTCAATACCATCATCATCAATAGTGGCAATATCTGTACCGTCAACATTTAATGTAATCTTTCCATGGTGGTCAGTCTCTGAATCAGTAGCTGTACTAATCTTAATTTCTTCAGCAGTTTTATTACTGCCACCATTAAGAACTTCTATTTTCAAGGCTTCTGCCGCACTAGTCCCTATTGAAAAAGATGTATCTGCATTATTAGCATCATGAAACAATGTTATATCTGAGAATGTCATAGCTAATGCATTTGCAACTGAGCCTATTCCTGTTAAATTAGGCATAGCAGTTATCTTATCGTCAAGATATGCAGCTAGGGTAACTGGTGTGACTTTTTTCGTAGTAGTTGCAGCCCCATTATAATATCCAGCAGTATCACCACTTCCAAATGAACCAGTAAAATAGAATGTATTAGAATCTATTTTAGTTATTTGTTTTTCTCCTGTCCAACTCCCAGCAGGAGTGCTTACTACTTGCACTCTTAAACCAGTATATAATCCATGGCTGCTAGCAGTAGCCCTGACAGTACCAGAAACTGTACCATTCCAATCATCAAAAACACATGTTTTTGGGTCGTCTACAATAAAAAGAGAAGTATCTACAATACTTGATGCAGTAGAATTTGCCTGTGTAATATCGATATCTTGACCTTTTAATATCTTGTACAGGCTACTGGGAGTTTGAGTAAATATACCACCAGCTATAGGCATAATTTTCCCTTTCTATTAAGCATCGGTTGTTCCATCTACTCTTTTACCCACTATACTTACTTTATCCTCATCTATAGTTAACGCAAGCCTTTGGTCATCATTTGATGGTAAAACAACCTCTGTTAGGTGAGTTAAAATTGAAGCTCTTAAAGTAGCAGCAGTAGCATCGCCAGCTGTACTGTGGTCTTCCCATCCATATATATTTCCAAAAGGGTCTTCTACTTCAATTTCCCAATATACATGTGCTCCACCCTTTTCAATGGAATCGGCTTGATTAATAATACATTCATTCCCCTCTCTAGTTGAAAAATAAGACCCATATCCACCCTTCCCTTTTCCAAGAATACTTAATGCCATATCATCTCGCTTTCGTCATTTTTACAGTAGTAGACGCATTAAATATTTCAGTACTAATATGATATCTATATGATTCTGAAAATCCTTCATCATTTTCATAAGTCACAGTTCCCGTAGTACAATCCCCAGCGTAATCCCCTTGAAATCCATCAAGAAGAATAGAAGTAATATCATTCTGATTATTTTCAGGATATGCAATTAAAAAATAAGAACCAGATGGGATAGTCCATTCTCTCTCATAATATGGACTATCATTATTGTAATTCGTAGAAGATGTGTATGAAAATTTATAGATATATCCTGTAGTTCCTGAAGAACCAAAAATTGAACCACCATTTCCAGATTGATTAGTGCTGGAACTAGTCCCAGCCCTAGCATCAATTCCAGATAGAATAGCTGTATTAGTATTGCCAGCACAGCTCCCCCAGATTACAAGATTTCTAAAGTACATAGAATCTGTGCCAGCATCATTAGCAACATCTACACCGCCTTCTGTTATGTTAGCACCAGCCGCGGTTGTACCTGTCCAACTAACAGAAAGAGATTCATCTCTAGCATTAGAAGAGATAGATAATCCACTTGTAGTAAGAGTATTATCAGTACCGTCTAAATCCTTATAAGTATTAGAAACTACACTTCCTGAAAAATAAGCCCTAGGAGTATTATCTAGTGCACCACTTACAGCACTATTATATTCACATTTTGCATAAGCAGTCACACTATAGCCTACTAATTTAGTAGATGAAAGATTAGACCCACTACTATCAACAAGGTCTATATCTGTGGCTGTTGGTACTTCTGGTGTGAAAGTAAGACTATCGCTACTACTCCACTCATTAGGGTCTAGTTTTTCAACAATATATGTGCTTTGCCTAATATATAGTTCTGGCCCACCAGCTTGCCCCTCTCTATAATACCAATCTCCTACATTCGGCATTAATGTCTGATAATTACCAGAGGAAACAGCATCTGTACCCCTACTGAAATCTGCTAAATCGCTCAAACTTGAAGCACCACCTCCTGTTATATCAGTACCATTTATTGCTACTGTCTTACCAGAAGCCATATCAATACCGCCATCATCAATATCAAATATTTCTACTTCATCAATATAAACAGATATTTTGCCATGATTTTCAGTCTCTGAATCAGTTTTGGTCATAATTTTAATTTCTTCAGCAGTCTTATTGCTAGCACCATTTAATACTTCTATACTTAAAGCTTCAGTTGCACTTGTACCCATTTTTAAAGATACATCAGCATTATTAGCATCTTCATAGATAGTTAAATCACCACCTGTTAAGGCAGTTATGGCTTGAGAAGAACCTGTTACTGTAGCTGCTGAACCTGAAACGTCCCCAGTCACATTACCAGTAAATAGAGTAGCAGTGATTCCACCTGTACTTGGATTGTAAGTCATACCTGAATGGTCTTGTTCTATTCCAAGATTTCCACCATCAGCATCTGCTCCTGCTGAGAAAAGGATAGCATTTTCTTCATCAGCATCTTCATTATCACTAATAGTTACTGTTGTTGCTATTGCTGCTGTTCCACTTGTATTCTGATTAAGAGTTGGGAATGTACAGTTTGTTAAAATCCCTGCACTTGGAGTCCCAATATCTGGGGTAGTTAGAGTAAGTCCAACAAGAGTTAATGCACCAGAACCTCTATTATGTGCAATTGAAGTAGTCCCAATATAGAATGTATCTGCTGGTTGAACTGCTGAATCTGCATTTCCATGTGCCCCAACAAGAGTTGTAGCCGTAAGTGTTCCTGAACTTGGATTGTAAGTCAAAGTTCCATCTGCTTCAGCACCTATATTTCCACTACCAGCAGCACCTGCACTAAACCAAATAGGGTTTTCTTCATCAGCATCTTCATTATCAGTAAGAGTAACTGTTGTTGCTATCGCTGCTGTACCAGTTGTACTTTGGTTTAAAGTTGGTATATTAGTTGAATGCACCGTTCCAGCACTTGATGCTGTCCAATCTATATGCTCATCTGCTACAAATCCAGTCAAACTATCATGGTTAACAGCTGTAGCACCTGTAGCATCATAATTTAAAGAACCATTTGCATTGGTTGTAATTCTACTATTTAACCAAGCATTACTATCTGAAGCACCTGTGCCACCATTAGCAACAGACAAATCAGCTCCACTCCAATCACTATTATTAATAGCAAGTGTGCCACCTAATGTAAGACTGCCCGATGATATTACTGTTCCAGTTAATGTTAATCCATTTACTGTGCCAGTCGTTCCAACTTCAGTTACTGTACCTGAATTGTTTGTCCAGCCAGCATCATTATTAAATTGTCCTAACTTAATTTCATCTATCTGCTTTCTTTTCTGACTTCCATCATCTAAATAAACTAATTCATCTGCTGAGCCAACCACATCAGCTGTACCATCTGTAAGTTCTGATAAATCAACATCCACAGTTGGACTAGCAGTTTCGCCACTATTATTTTGTAAATCAATTAATGCACCAGCAGTTAAGGTAGCTACATAAGGGCCAGTAGTATGGTCTCCAAGTGTTATTAAATTATCTAATGTTGATACCCCTGTTCCACCATCACTCACAGCTAGTGTCCCAGTTATACTAGATGCACCTAAATCTACAGCTGCTTTATTTGATTCTATCACCAAGCCACCATTAGACTTTAAGTCTAAATCAAGTTCTATAGTACCATCTCCAACGGTGACAGCTAAACCATCATCAGCAGTAATAGTTCCTACTTCTGGGCCAGAAACTCCTCCTATAAGAAGTTCACCACTACCATTCATTCGTTTAGATACTAATGCACCTGTGCCAGAGCTATCATCGGTTGTAACGACAGCTAAAGTGCTAAAAGAAGAAACACCTGTGCCACCATTAGCAACAGACAGGTCAGTTCCACTCCAATTAGCATTATTTAACTTTACCGCTGAAGCAAGAGCTGTTCCACTAATAACTTCTGTATCATCAACTTTATAAACTCCAGTAACATTTATGTTACCATCAACATCTAGTTTTACTGTATCTACCTGTATCTCTGCACCAGCACTTATTGTTAATTTTCCACTATCATCAGCAACTATAGACTCACCACCACCATCATCATAAAAGTGAAGCTTTGATACACCTTTTAAGGTTAAGGTTGACTCTGAGCCATCCCATTCAAGCCCCTCACCGTAATCTCTACTGTAACAAGTAATGTCTCCTGCGTCTGTTGTATGAAGAGTACCTATCTCGTTACTTGTTGACGCACCATGAGGAAATGTAAATTGAGTACTATTAATGGCAGTAGCTACATGAGTGTCATTATAGCTTGTGCTATGAGTTATACGTACTTTATCTCCAGTAGCAATACCATGCCCTGCACAAGTTGCAGTCGCTGTTACACCATTTCCATCTATATTCGTTATTTGTTGTGATGAAGATGCTCCGACATTCAAAGCTCCATGAACATTGGAAGTAGCCGTAGAGGTAAACTTAGTCATAGTAACGACACCGCTATTGTCAATACTAATACCTTCATCTCCACCATCATTGGAGATGTAATTATCATTCAACTTTAAGTTACGCCTTACATTGCTACTATCTCTTATAACTGCCATTATAGAAAATATACCCATTGCAGACTTTGATTGTCTACGCTAGCCCTAGCAAATATTTTACTTAAATTATCTACATGCATACTAAATACATCGCCTCCGTATAATGCAATTCCTGTTGCACTTGTAACATTTTCACCCCCTACATAAATTATACCAGCATTGTCTATATGTGCCATTAATTCTACATATTTACATGGAGTGCTACTAGTAATAGCCTCGTCATCATCTGAATCTATATCTGTATTATTTCCATGCCCAATTGTCCCATATCCCTGAATCTGTACATCACCAATATCTATAGTATCAGTTGCATCAACAATCTTAACCCTTAAAGAATTAGTACTTGTATCATCTAATGCATCACCATCAGCATCAATAAGGCGTATCGCACCAACACTGGCTTTAGCCACTACTTAATATCTCCGATAATCCTGCTTTATCTATATTATCAATCTTATTCTTTAGCTTCATCTTTGCTACCTGTTCTAAAGTGTTAATCTTCCATCTCTCATAGGCATCCTTGACAGTTTGGACTTTTCTATTCTCTATATCTACAAGTCCCTTTGCCTTTTTAATCTTATTTTCCCATGCTATATATTCATCTTCCGCTTTATTAATAAGACTATTAACAGCTTGAAGTTCTGCATTCTTATGACCTATATCATCCTCAAGTCCTTTAAGTTTGTCATCTCTCTTAGATTCAATTTCCTTAATCTCATCTTCAACAGCACCTACCTTGCCAGAGAATGATTCATACTTATCTTCAAGTTCTGATTGTTTTTCTTGTAAATTTTTAGATTTACTGTCAAAAGAATCCTCTAAAGATGTAATCTTATCTTTAGCTATATATTGAGACTTAAAGAGTTTATCTAAATCACTTTGAGCCACAGACAGCCGAACCTCTAAGCCATCTACATCATGGACAAGCTTCTCAGCCTTTTGCTTCCTTATCTCAAGTCCAGCAAGACTATCCTCAAGTTCTTCTTTTACAGATTTAAGCTTTTTAACATTCTTACTCCGAGAAGATTCTTCTCCCTTTAGTTCTTTGATAACTTCGTTTAGTTTGGAGGATTCTTTCCCATAAGAGTAAATATCAGCCCTAACCTTTGTAGCATACTTTTCAGACGCATCTATTTCCTTGAGTTTAGCTTTTAACTGTTTATCAAAATCTTTAAGTTCTTTCTCTTTGGATTTAACTAATTTTTCAGCATCTTTAATTTTAGAAGAGAGAGCTTTATTCTTACCTTCTAATTTATTATTAGCATCGACAATAGACTTCTTTAAATCAGAAGCACTTATTGAATTTTGTCTTTTATTTACACTTGCCATTATTAATGAAACGATAGCACTTCAAAAACTTCAGCAGTTCCGCCAGTACTCCCAGAATCACTCTGTATTTTAATTTGGTCTATTAAAAGTCCATTTATAGTAAGCGGAAAATCGTCAAACTTAACTGTTATTGGGTCTCCATAAGAACCGCCTATCCTTAACCATATTTTTATTACCGCCCCTGCATCACCACTATATGGTATAAAGGTTACTTCTTTAGCTGGGCCATCACTACCTGTGTACCAAGAAGTTCCAGAATTATCAGTATCATCATCATCAACTGTTATAGTTTCAGACGAATAATTCTCATATATTTGGAGATTAGATGCTTCTTGAACTGTATATCTATTAATTGGTTTTGTTGCCATGTTTTTCTTCCTTCTCTAAGGACTGACCGTCCGTGAATGAGTTATTGTTAAAAGCTTGTTAGGGGCAAGCCCTTTATACGACCTGCCCCACAGTAAGCAATTCTGTTAACCCTTATTTATTTAGGTTTATGAACCAGCAAATACTGGAGGTGTTGCAGAAACACCATTCCCAGTTACATACCACAACACTCCATCACATACGAACTTAAACCAAGTTCCACCTTCTGGAGTTGCAGCAGTTAACTTAGAATTACTACTTCCATTTGAATATACACCATCCACTGTAGCTGCACCTGTAGCATCTGAATCGGATGCACAAACACCACCAACAAAATAATTAGTATCTGAACCAGATGTAATTATTATGTTTTGTGCGTCATTAGCTGCACCGCTATACCAGAACTCGAATACGAGTCCTACTTCTTCAGATGGTAGGCTTATTGTACAGGAAGCAGTTAAATCAGGAACAGAATGAATCTTTCCTGAATCAGCTGCTAAACATGTATATGTTGCTGCATCAGGTATTTTAACAAGACCTTCTGCGTTGCCACCATACTTTTGACTATTTACATTTAAGACATCACTTCTCATATTAGACACCCTCCAAATTAATCAATGCTTGAGTCTCAGGAAGAGTAACTTCAAGACCAGCTTCCGTTAGGATAAGGTCTTTCCGAAGGTCTTCATCAGCCTGTTGAACATTAGTTGTTATTGAAGTGTCACGATTCACACCATTACCCACAAGTGGACGATATGAAACGTGGTCAAGGTCAACAAGAGCACAAAAACCAGCAGCGAATCCTCTAAACAATGGTTCTTTAACGAGTGTTAAGTCACCATGAATAGTATCAACCTTCATGATTTTATGTCCAAATGTTCCTTGACTCTGATTGAAGTTATATCTAAATGGATTATCTTCACTAGCAGTTCCAGCTGTTATAGGCGCAAACCCCGCCCCTGTGCCTAACTTGTTAAAGAAAGACATAACAGGCAAACTAGCCAATGCTAATTTAGAAGAACCACCACCACGAGCTGGGTCATA